CATTCCTGATTTTGTATCGCGCGCTTTAACGATACCTTCCCTTCGCCCATACATGAATAAATCATAATTCAATTTACAATCATCCAAACAATATTTCATGACCTCAGCGAATTTTTTCTCTCTCCATGCAATAGGCGCATCTTCCGAATGCATGATTTCTTTACCTCTCCCAAGCGTGTGCTTACATACTTGGTCAAGCGGAACTCTTTGACTACCACCAATAGTCCATGATGTATCAAGCACCGTGTTTCGGTCATTTTGGGCCTTACCAAGCAACACTTTAGCATAATGCATATCAAGAGCATCCGAAAGCACAGGTAAATCAAACCCTCTAATATTGTGTCCTATTATAATTCCACCATCATCCACATGTTTTTTAAGATGTTCACCCAATTCACGGGGGTGTAATGGGTGAACATTAATTCCTGATAATGATACACAATATTCCTTTGTGAACACATGCGCTTCTTCCCCATCCCATGTAGCAACTACTACGGGTTCAAACAGATGAGTGTTACCCCATCCCCCTATTTCATAGGAGTAATTTGCTGTTTCTATATCTAACGCCATTATTTTACTCATTTTGATTCCTCCTTGTATTGAACATAAACCGCTTTACTTATACGCGCAGTTTTGAATAATTGCTGAACTTTCTTAAACCTTTCATATACTGCCGGTTTGCTTCTACCTTGTTGATTCCCATATCTATCAAGCATTTCACTCTTTAGAACCCAACCATCTCCTTTGCCTTCAATATCAACAGTTTTACAAACATCAAATGCTTTTTTCCAACCTTGCATAATTGCTGCTTTCTGTGCTGCTTTAGCACCGACTTCAACTTCGGACTCAAGCCAAAGAACAAGTTGTTCATATACATCATATAAGACTTCGGTAGCCATTTCAACATCATCTCCTGTGACAAACCATTCATCTTCAACAGGGATTTTATCGCGCATCACTCTCATCAATGCAATGTGAGTTGCAAAGAGGACTGTGTAATTCAAAATATTAGGGATGAAAGAACAAACAACATCACTAAGGTGTTTATCCATACCACGCACTAATTCGTAATAATCAGCAACTGCACCCATCAATACAGGATGATAAGACGCATCATGTGTGAACATTTCATACATCATCGCGCGAGCCACTACTTCTCTTGCCGCTGGGGTCATATTCCCCCATTCCTCATGAGTGATATTAGCCTTCATCAATAGACGCGTTCTCACTCTATCTTTGATGTGAATGAAATGCTGTGCAATATCTTCAAGACTCATCACATCTTCTAATTTGTTTTTGAATACGCCGGACATTCTTTGTTCCGATACCATCTGCCTCATATCATCATTCCACGGTCTATAAATCAATAGCACTCGTTGAAACAACCCTTTAGTTAAAACATATTCTTTCACACCTGCTGGTGGGAATGATGTTATCCAAAACGATACACGCGACTCACATTCAACCTTACCATTCTTCATGTGTTTAGTCAAAATATTACTATGGCTACCAACAGGGTTCATCGCCTGTTGGAGATATAGAATTACTTCCGAAAAGAATTGTTTAGGGTTTGCTTGAAGAAGGATTGACCCTTCATCAAAGTTCAAACACTTCTTACCTGCTAAAAGGCCGGGTTTTTCAACTGTCATGTAACCCCCATCATCATCGGGGATTGAATCAATTGAGCCGATAAGTGCCGAGTCTGTCCCACTTGTGAACATATCTATGTTAAGCCCTGCTAAATCTGCTACTTCTCCTGTGAATTCCCACGCAATAGATTTACCTGACCTTGTGGCCTGAATCCAAAATACATGTATGCGCGGGTCTAATGCACTCGCCCATACGGGTATGCGGATTTCATCAACAAGGGCTTGGCCTTGCAGATAGAAGAACGATATTAGTCCGGGTATTTCATTAAAGAAAGAAGTCGTTCTAAACCGTTCTAAGTAATCTTTCATAACCGGATATTCTTTCACTACGCTATATTGGTTCCATTGTCTTGTCATAATTTATCTCCATTTTATTTTGGGCCTTGATTCGGTGGTTGGATATATCACTACGCTGGTTCATAAGGCTTATAACCATTCTTCTTTTCTTGTTTCTCGTCATTGTATAATAACAATAAATGAGAAAGACGCGTGGGGAAATAACTCCCCCTCGCGATTATTTTTTTCGCTCAACTCTTATTTCATTCTCACTTGTGAGAACATCAATAACTCTATTTCTCAAGACCTTCCCCATGCGGGGAACATCTCGTAAGCATTGTCCACATGCGGCTTCTTCAATAGAACCACACACTTTGATTATAGCATCAGCCATATCTGCCCCAATGCCGGGAATTGTAAGAAGCATGTCCACTCTTACATCATTTGTTGATACGCGTCTCACGGCTTGTGCGCCATGACGACTCGCTTTTTTGTATGTCTTTTCATGTAATGCTACCATAAATTGTGCCGCTTCACTAACATCGGGTGCTCTGTATATGAGACAACCGAAATCGGCTACAACTCTGCCGAGAAAACCTGACATTTGTTTCATCGCCGCGCTATGGGTAATGGTGCTACCTCGTTGTTTAGCCATAGCCACATATTCACCAATGCTACCCCACACAACAAGACCAAAATTACCTGCATTAGCATCCATGTTGTCTAACTGTCTCATTAGATGCCCACTCCTCATAGATTGGAATAAATCATCAATTGATTTAGCCTCAATTAACCAATTACCACATTTGTAATCTCCATTGAGAAGGTTCTCGCGTTCAATGTGGATTTTTGGTGAGCGTGATTTTGCTCGGCGTTCAATAGCAGAAGGGAGGCGACCCCTTTCATTAGTATCAATTACCAATGGGTTCATACATTAGCCCCCCTGTGTTTTGGTAGTTTCTCCATGCGTCTATATTGTTTATGTTTTGAGCCTTTCTTTGTTGATTCAATAAGCCCCATATCTTCAAGTTTGGATAACATACTATTTGTGACTGATACACTTTCTGTTCTCAACACATATGAATAATTACGAAGCGTTGAAAGGGTTCTCCATTCTTCATCAATGAGTAATAATAACTGAATGTATTTAGCATCAAGCCACAAATTGCTATCAATTACAATTGTCTTAGTTGTTATCACTTCAACTTTATTAAGAAAACCCCGTTGACTATTGTATTCATATTCAACACTCATCACTCGCATCCCCATCGTTGCAATATTCTTTTCTCCACATTCTATATTCATCTAATGTGAAATCTGATTCCCAATTGCTTTTCTCAAATTCCATAAAACTGAGACCCGTGGCTTGAAAACTTCCTGTTCGCCCCGGAAGGGGAACCATCACACCCTTATCCCAATCATTACTATGATGAGGCAAACCCTTATTGCGCTCCAATGCACTTCTTGCGCGGCTCGTAAGTTCATGTGATAAATCATTATCAAATAACATATCAGTTATCTTCTTCAATAATTTCAAACTGTCTTCCTCATCCACGACAAACTTATCCGGTTTTTTTACAATAGGTAATTTAACCCAATGGGTTTCACCGTTCCCGCACAATGCACAGTATGTAGCATTCAAAGTTTCATCTCCCCAATCATATCTATATCGTTGTTGCGTTACGAATTCACATTCGCATTTTTTACATATTAATTTCTTTGTCCATTTTGTTACCATTTTCTTACTCTCCTAATATCGCGTTGTATAAAAACCGCATTGGTAATGCTATCACCAACACAGGTATCAATACAACTATGATAGAACAAGCAATAACTAAATCAATTAGTTTCACTCGTCCCTCCTTCTTCATTGTGCTCGCCTGTCCCATCACTCTTATCTTCTTTGTTCAATACCCGTATAAGTTGGGGCATGGGGTTCATATCTTTATCATTATACAATTTAATATTATCACATATAGTTTTGATATATTCACCTTTATCTTCAACTTCATGAGCAAAGTTCCAACCGCGCAACAATACTTTATTGCGAGGGTGTTCGTGATTTTCAACGGTGGTCCATACAACAATTGCATTCTTAGAAACATATTTCTCTAATTGCATTGGGGGGATTTGTCGTTTGTATCTTTCCCAATTGCGTTCATTACACCCCTTCACTTCTATGTTGCGTTCATTCACTACGAGGTCGCCCCGGTCAATTCCGTCATGCGCAGATGTAATAGAGCCATCCTTTAACAATTTGAAATAATTGTTGACTTTGAAACTGTTGTTGGTCAAAAATACCGAAACTGCTAATTCACTTTTCACACCTACTAAATGTCCATTGATGCGACTACCATTATACGCCCATGTGGATATATTTTTTTCAGCATATTCGTGGGTATTCTTAGCATGATTGAAACACCATTTAATTTGTTCGGGATTTAAGGAGATACAGATAGGCTTATCATTCTCATCAAGTATCATCATGCTCACCTGTCCCGTCCCATAGTTGGCACTTACCGATGCACAATCCCTTACCTATGAGACTTGCGCACGATTCATTATAACCACCATTAACAATACTTTGTGTATGATAATTCGTAATGCCTTCTTCGTAATCAGCCCATTGTAATGAACTTATGAACTCGGTGATTGTTGATATATGTTTTTCCCGCATCTCAATAGTAGTCCTGCTAATATCAAGGAAGTTGCGAAGGCGATAGCCAAGATACATCACAAGACTTGCGCGAGACACATGGGGAGGGTTGCTTCCCACTTGACATGCCGCCTCCATGAGACAGGGTAGGATTTTAATTTTACCCATATTGACTGTATCAAAATGAATGGGTTTTCTCTTATCCATACTAAAGTTTTTCTTCTTCACATCTTTGATAGGTAATTCAATACCTTTTTCACCATAATAATATGCTGTGTTGTGTGGTTTCTCAGCCATCTCGCATATCTCATCCCAACTTAATTTCAAATCTTTTGTGTTTAATGGTATGCTCCATCTCATCACATGTTGTTTAGCGTTATATGAATTAGGCACTCT